CCCAGTTGATGGGCGTAGGCCCGGACGGCCAGCCACTGCCCCAGCAGCCCGGCATGACCCAAGGTCCAGCCCCAAAGAACATGCTCCCTGACGGCAGCCAAGTAGGCGGTCGCGAGAGCAACATGATGTCACCACGCCCTAACGGAGTATGAGTATGAAAGGCATTTCAGCCAACCCAACAGTCGCTGCGCTAATCATGCAGCTGTTCCACGCTCGCACGAACGCCCACGTCATGCACCTGCGCACGCGCAGTTTTGCAGTTCACAAAGCGCTCAACGAGTTTTATGACGAGGTGGTTGATTTGACGGACGCCTTGGCCGAGTCGTACCAAGGGCGCTACGGTATTCAGGACTACCCTGAGCTGCCGTTCAAGCCTGAGACCGACCCCATCATGATGGTGCGCGGCCTGCGCCGCTACATTGATGACAACCGTGAAGCAATGTGTGAGCATTCAGAATTGCAGAACGCGATTGACGAGATCGTTGCATTGTTGAATTCAACTTTGTACAAACTCGAAAATCTTTCTTGACACGCCATGTAAGTTTGCGTATAGAATTCGCACATGAAGATTTTTGTAGGCCACAAGCCCGAACGGAAGCACATACAGGCGCTAACCCGCTGTAAGCATCCAGAGCAAGAAGCCCTGCTGGAACTTTTTAAGACCAAGCTCGACGAAGTGAAAACGGCGTTGATTCAGGCAGAAGACCCAGTCAGGATTCACCGACTCCAAGGTCGGGCAGAGGTCTTAACAGATTTCCTCGAAGCGGTTGAGAAATCGCAAGAGGTTCTCGCCCGGTTAGGAAACTAACCGTTTATCCGTAGCAAACCATTATGTCGACGGCAGACCGAAGTAGGAGCCTGAAGCAGAGTTGGAGCTTTTAAGGAAACCAAAAAATGGCATTGCCAAAGCAAGTAGAAGCCCAGTTGAAGGAACTGGAAAAGATTGAGCAGCAGATTGCTGATAGCCAGAAACAGGCCACCCCGCCTACTGACCCAGCACCCGCAGAGCCCACACCTGAACCTAGTCCCGCTCCAGCAGAGCCAACACCTGTTGAACCAACGCCAGCACCGACAGAACCTGTCGTAGCCGAAGAGACATGGCAGCAGAAGTACAAAACCCTCAAGGGTATGTACGACGCCGAAGTGCCGCGCTTGCACGCAGATTTGCGTGAACTCAAGAGCCAAGTGGATAACCTCCGCAAAGCCGCTGAGACCAAGCCCGCCGAACCTGTCAAGCCAGCTACGCAAGAGAAGTTGGTCACGGATGCAGATGTAGAAGCATTCGGCTCGGACTTAATTGAAGTCCAACGCAAGGTTGCCCGCGAAGTGGCAGCAGAATTCCGTGGTGAGCTAGACGCCATGCGAATCGAGAACGAGAAGTTGCGCGAGCAGCTGACCGCCACCGGTACGCAAGTGTCCGAAGCATCCTTCGAGCAACGCCTGCACCGTTTGGTGCCGGACTTTGAACAGATCAACACTGATCCCAAGTGGATTGAGTGGCTGAACGAAGTTGACCCGCTGCTCCGTGGTCCACGCATGACTGTTGCACAAGGCGCGTTCAATCGTGGCGACGCTGAAGGTATTGCACACTACGTTAGTTTGTTCAAGGCCACCCAAGCCCCAGCAAACACCGCAGAGCAAGCACCAAGCAAAGCTGAAGAGCTCGCACGTCAAATCCAGCCAAACCGTACCGGCTCCGCCGCTGCACCTGTCCAGCAGGGACGCATCTACCGTGATGCGGACATCCAACGGATGTTCATCAAATCTGCTGACTTGAGCGCCAAGGGCCATATGGAAGAGGCACGCAAACTTGAAGCTGAAATCGACTTAGCTTACAAAGAGAACCGCGTAGTCGCGTAACCTTTGGGGCAGGGTCGTAACCCAACCTGTAACTTTTAGGAGGCCAAAATGGCTGCTGTTTATCCTGTTCAAGCTCCGTTCAACACGAGCACTTCTTACTCTGGCGCATTCATCCCGACCCTGTGGTCTGGCAAATTGTTGGCCAAGTTCTACCAAAACACAATGTTGTCTGAAATCGCTAACACCGATTACGAAGGCGAGTTGAAGAACCAAGGCGATACCATCCGTATCCGTTTGGCTCCAACCATCACCATCTCTGACTACACCGCAGGTCAAAACCTGAACTACGAAGTCCCCACTCCTAGCTATCAAGATATGCAAGTGAACAAGGGCAAATACTTCGGCGTTCAAGTGAACGACGTGTTGGCCTACCAATCTGACATGAACTTGATGAACATGTTCACTGAAGATGCTGCTAAGCAGTTGAAAATTCAGATCGAAAACGAAGTGTTCTTCAACAGCTTCGTGACTGAAGGTGCTGACGCTGCCAACTACGGCGCTACCGCTGGTGCAATCTCTGCCGCCTACAACTTGGGCTCGGACACTGCTCCTATCGACCAAGCCACTCCAGAAAACGTGCTCAAGGCTATCTTGCGTATGTCTACTGTGTTGGACGAGCAAAACGTGCCTGAAGATGGCCGTTACCTCATCATCAGCCCATACGACCGTCACTTGTTGATGCAATCTAGCATCGCTCAAGCCTACTTCACTGGCGACCAATCCAGCACTATCCGTACTGGCAAGATCGGCATGTTGGACCGCTTCAGCGTGTATGTGTCTAACCTGTTGCCTCGCGGCGCAGCTGGCAAGGCTTTGGTGTCTGGCTTGACTGACACTTCTACTGGTGGTTCTGTGTCTAGCGCTAAAGCTCGCCGCACAATGATCGCTGGTACTAAGGCTGCCGTGTCGTTCGCTATGACTGTGAACAAGACTGAGCCATTGCGTAACCAAACAGACTTCGGCGACATCGTTCGCGGTTTGGCTGTGTATGGCCGCAAAGTGGTCAAGCCACAAGCTTTGGTCGTGGCACAAGTTGGCTCTGCCAGCTAAGTAACAGGGGCCCTTCGGGGCCCCGTTTTTGAATCAATTTCTGGAGAATCAACATGGCTAACACCACTTCTTTCGGTCGCTCTGTGGGCGGCGTTACTACTGGCTTGACCGCTGGTGCAACTCAAACTGCTGCTGGCGCTACCGCGCTGACTGGCGCTCAAAACACCGTGACCGTTGTCGCTGCTGACAACGACGGCGTGATCTTGCCTTCTGGCCACGGCCAAGGCAGCCGCGTTTTGGTTGCTAACCTCGACGCTGCTCAAGACATCAAGGTTTACCCAAACACTGGTGGCACAATCAACGGCGCTGCTGCTAACGCTGCGTTGGTGGTCGGTCAACAACAAGTCGCTGAGTTCGTGCAACTCGGCACTGACGGCCTGTCATGGGTCGCTGTGCTCGGCGGCGTCGCCACACCAGCCTAAGTTGGTGGCACAATAAAGGGGCCCTTCGGGGCCCTTTTTAACTTCTGGAGAACTGAATGACTGCACTCGAATTGATGGAACGCCTGAACGGCGAAATCGTGATGAACCGCGTCCGCGTTGTTGTGGATGGCAAATTGGTTGTCGCCGCCATCTTGAACGGCACAGATTGGGAGCCTACTGAAGAAGGCACCGCCCTGATGAACTTGCACTCCAACCTCGCTGCGGAAGAAGCCGTCGTTGTGGCTAAACCATCTCGCAAGAAAAGCGCTCCTGCTGTAGAATCTGACCCAGCACCAGTTGTGGAAACACCCGCAGCTGAAACTGAGCCAGCTCCTGCTGCCGAATAAGGTATAGACCATGAAACCTCTGAGCGCGTTCTACCCACGAATCTTGCCGTATTTGCCGGGCTGCTCAGAGCCTATGGTCGATCAGGTTCTGCTCAACTCAGCCATTGAGTTTGCTGAGGCTTCGCTGACTTTGCGGCAGAACCTCGACGCGTTCTATACCGCGATCGGAAAAACAGAATACGACCTCGACCCTCCCTCCAGCAACCACGACATCAATCGTGTGATGTCTGTCAATGTGGACGGGAAAGAGCTTGCCCCCGGCATGGCCGAGGCTATCCGTAACGACTTGCAGACTGCGGTTGCTATTCCTCGCGGTTTCTACACTGACCGAACAGACAACACGTTTGTGTTGCGCCTGTCTCCCCCGCCAGACAAAGTCTACCGCGTCGTTGTTGGCGTAACGCTCCGCCCTGCACGCGGGGCTACGCTGCTCGATGACGACCTCTACAACATCTGGATTGACCCAGTTGTGTCTGGTGCAATCGCACGAGCGATGCAGATTCCCGACCAGCCGTTCACAAACTTTGCACAAGCACTGTACTTGTTGGACTCGGCTGCAAAGCAGATAAATCAATCGCGCATCGAGGGCAATTACGGCTTGGTCCGTGGCTCCATGCGTGTCCGCGCACGCCCTTTCGCTTGAGGTAAACCATGGCGGTAACTGCACAATCCATCATCCTCCGCGTCGTTACGACGCTTCAGGACTCCACCTCGATTCGTTGGGCTGCCAACGAGTTGGTTCGCTACCTGAATGACGGGCAGCGTGAGATCGCCATGCTGCGCCCCGACTCCACTGCAACAACTGCGTCTCTAACGCTGTCTGCTGGTGCCAAGCAATCTATCCCCACTGCGGCAACCAAGCTTGTCGACGTGCTGCATAACACTAGCGGTACGAAACGTGCGGTTCGGTTTACGACTCGCGCTCTCCTAGATTCCCAAGTCCCCAGCTGGTACAACCTAACTGGCGTGACTGAAATTCAACACTACATGTACGACGTGCGCGACCCCCGCGTGTTTTATGTGTACCCTCCTGCCGCGTCTTCTGGCGCTTCTGTTGAGATCGTGTACTCCGCCGTTCCAACCGCTGTTACTGAGCCTTCTAATGGCGCTACCTACACCGATGTTTCAGGCAACATTGGCTTGCCTGACGTGTACGCCAACGCGCTGGCCGACTACATCTTGTACCGTGCGTTCACTAAAGATTCTGAGTTCGGCAACAACGTTACTCGTGCGCAGAACCACTACAGCGCGTTCTCGTCTGCATTGGGTGCGGACTTGACCACCACTTCTAACGTGGCTCCCTAAGCGTAGGAATAATCATGACCGACAAAATCAAACTCGTCCAAAACGATACTCGCCCAGCGATTGTTTGTACCTTGACCGACGAGGTTACCGGTGCGCCAATTACAGTTACTGGGGCTACGCCACGCTTAAAGGTTCGCCTTGTTGGCAGTTCAACGCTGCAAGCCACTGTAGAAGGCGTAGTTACCGACGGAGCCAACGGAGTCGTTGTGTTCTATCCTGCGTCGACACCCGAGATGCTTGAGGTCGCTGGCGACTTTGAAGGCGAGATCGAGGTTGAGTTTTCTGACGGTCAGATTCAGACGCTGTACAACATCCTGAAATTTAAAATCCGCGAGGACTTCTAAATGGCCATCAGCGTTTCAGTTGTCGTTGCAGTAGCGACTGAGGCGTACGATCGTCCAATCGTCGCGCTTTCGTACGCGATACCTGTTACCGCGGTGTCTTATATTCAGCTACAGGTTGACACTTATGTCGACTTATCTGGGCGGTATAAGTTTGTTCGCGACACTTTCTTGGTCGTAGATAGCTCCATCCTTGCCTTTGGTAAAGCGCTATCGGACATAGCTCTAGTCAGCGACGCAGCAGCGCTCAGCAGCACGAAACTGCTTTCTGATACCGTGACACCAACGGACAGCTTTGCCCGCGCTGTAGCCTACATCCGTGCGTTCTCTGAGACATCTAGTGTCTCCGACACCACCGTGGTAAGTTTTGTCAAGGCAGCGTACGACAGTTTTTCGGCTTCTGATGCCATAACGACGATGTCGTTTGCTAAATTCCTGACTGACGGGGTCGCCATGAACGACTCGTTTGACGCTGTGGACGGTTCGCAGTACGCGTTTACAAAGGGCGTAAGCAACGTCGTCTTTGCATCCGAAGAGTTGTCTCGGCAGGTAGATTACGCCCGCGGGTTTACAGACGCCACCGGCGAAGTAGAAGACGCAAAATATCTCGCCTTCGTCAAAAGTTTGGCGGATAATACGACCACAAGCGATGCCGGGAGTTTGCGCTCCCAAGGTTATTGCGATTTCACCTACTTCGCCGAAGATTACGTTGGCGATTCACGAACCTTCTAAGGAGTAAGCATGTTCCAAGACCTCATCAAAATGCGCGGCGACGTCACAGTCCAAGTGTTCGACAAAGACGGCAACGTCAAAGACTCCCGCCAGATCAAGAACATGGTTGTGACCGCCGGCAAAGAGTTCATCGCTGCGAGCATGCTCAAGACGACGACCAACTCTCCTGCTGCCATGTCGCACATGGCCATCGGCTCGGACAACACTGCGGCTGCGCTGGGCAATACCGCTCTTGGTACTGAGTTGGGTCGCGTGTCCTTGACTTCTGGTACAGCCAGCGGTGCTGTTGTTACCTATGTTGCAACGTTCCCTGCCGGTACAGGCACAGGCGCTGTTGTTGAAGCTGGTATCTTGAATGCCTCTAGTTCTGGCACTATGCTGTGCCGCACCGTGTTTGCTGTGGTCAACAAAGGCGCAGATGACACGATGTCGGTAACTTGGGCGATCACCGTCTCCTAATAGGAGGGCAGTATGTCCACCATCGTAAACCGCGCTACCAAAGGTACGCCGCTCACCAACACTGAGGTTGATGCTAACTTCTCGAATCTGAACGCAGACAAGATGGAGAAAGCCAACAACCTCAGCGACTTGACGGACGTGCCCACGGCGCAGACAAACTTGCAGGTAGACCCTGCGGGTACGGCCATCGCGATGGCCATCGCCCTCGGGTAAGGAATCATCATGGCTTTCAAATCAAAAGTAACGGCGAACATCGGCACCTCTGGCAGCCCATCGACCATCACGCCTACAGTGAGCTCCGGCTCCACTGCGACGGTCATCGGTTTGTCGCTGGCAAACACTACGGCTGCGAACATCACTGTTGCGGCCAAGCTGACCAAGGCTGACGCCTCTACTGCGTTTTTGGTGAAGGATGCCACGGTACTTCCCGGTGGTGCGCTCGTCATCGTGGGCGGCGACCAGAAGGTCGTGCTCGAAGCAGGCGACGCCATCACAGCCTACGCAAGCGCGGGCACCTCAGCTGACGCTGTCATCTCGTACTTGGCGTAAGGAGTAGACCATGGGAATGATTGGCAACTCGCTAGCTCAGGGCCTCATCAGCGGGGCCAACATCCAAGACGGCACGGTGGATACACCGGACATCAAGGATAGCGCCGTCACGGCTGCAAAGATCGCCTCGGGTGTTGTCACTCCCGCCAAGATGGATTTCAGCGCTGGCACAGCCAACGGCGTAGCGTACTTAAACGGCTCTAAAGTCCTGACCACTGGTTCTGCTTTGGTGTTTGATGGTACTAACTTAGCTATCGGCAACGCCAACCCAACAGAGCGTCTTGAAGTTGTGAACTCGTCTGGCGCTGCAACTGCAAAAGTTTGGTCTGCAACAAACACAACACCTATTGCGTCTATCGAACTGCAACGTGGAACAAACGCAACTTGGGGTGCTGATGGTTACGGGGATTACCGTATTCGTAACGATGCTGGCAACTTGTTGTTTCAATATGGTGATTCTGGCACTACAACCACACGAGCCACGATTGACAGCTCAGGCAACCTAGGCTTGGGAGTTACTCCTAGTGCGTGGAATTCAGAAAACAAGGTATTGGAGTTTGCTTATGCTGGAACGATTGCTGGTAACACAACGCTTGACCTGTATTGCAACGCATATGTAAACAGCGGCGGAACAAATAAATATATTGGCTCCTATGCTTATGCGTCAAAGTACACACAATACAACGGCGCTCATAAGTGGTTCAACACAACGTCTACTCAAGGCGCTGGCAATACACTAACTTGGAACCAAGCAATGACGCTTGATGCTAGTGGGAATTTGGGTATTGGTACTACAAGCACATCGGCTGAATTTTCTGGATATACAGCACTAAAAGTATCAGGTGGAAGCGGAGCCACTGTAAGTCTTTCATCTGGAACTACGGTGCGTGGGCAAATTGCTTCTGATGGTGCACATACATACATATCGCAGTTTGGCTCTGGCGGTATCATCTTTGGCGTTCAGTCTGGAGCATTTAGCGGAGGAACTGCAACAGAACGCGCCCGTATCTACCCCAACGGAACATTTGGTGTTACGGCGGCAACCGCTACCGCACTTACACTAACAAACACTGCGATAAATGGCGGAAGTACATCCGGCACTACTGGTGTTTATTTTGGAGATGCAGGAAGTGGGTGTGTATTTCTTGAACGCTCAAAGACGGGAGTTAACGTTACGCAATTACGTCTATACACAGAACATGGATATAACAGTCAAGCTTTGTGGGCTTATGGATATAACACGGCTGCGTATCAAGGCAACAACTCAACAACTTGGTCTACTACTTCTGATGAGCGAGTAAAAACAAACATTCGCCCAATCAGCAATGCGCTCGACAAAATTTGCGCTTTGAACGCAGTCCACTTTGAGTACAAGAACGCACTTGGTAAAACTAAGACCAGTTTTATCGCGCAACAGTTTGAACAAGTATTGCCCGGTCATGTGCATGAAGTACCAGCGCCTGATGACTTGAAGCAGCATGTTGGCGAGGATGGGATGATGAAGGCTCTTGACCCAGACTTGATCCCATATCTGGTCAAAGCCATCCAAGAACAACAAGCGATAATCGAATCCCTGACACAACGCATCACAGCGCTGGAGACTCCATAAATGGCTTACTTAGGCAACTCCCCCGGCGTCGCGTCGCAGCGTGTTGAGAGCGCGTTCACAGCGACCTCAGCCCAAACAGTGTTCACACCATCGAGCGGTTACACGCTCGGGTATTGCGACGTGTACCAAAACGGTGTCAAGCTCGTCAATGGCGACGACTACACAGCAGCTGACGGCGTAAGCATCACACTGGCTACAGGTGCAACCACAGGCGACTCAGTCGTCATCGTGGCGTCATTCCCACGCGGCTTGTCCGACGGCTACCTGAAAGCGGAAGCTGATGCGAAATACGTTGCGCTGACAGGTGACCAAACCATTGCTGGCGTGAAGACGTTTTCCAGCTCTATTCTGCACTTACAAGCGTCTTCGCAGCCAACAATTCAGTTTACTGATGTAGGTACTGGCGCTGGTCGTATTAGCATGACCAACGCAATGATTTTCGGCGTTGATGGTTCTGACGGTTCTACGGACCGCATGTTTATTAACTCTTCTGGAAACGTCGGCATTGGCTGGACACCTAGCGCGTGGGGCTCTGCCTACCGGTCGCTTCAAATTGGCAGTATGGCTTTGCTGGCAGACGCAAATGGTGCGTCTGACATTTACAGCAACCTGTACTACACCGGCGCTGCGTTCAAATTTATGGCTAACGGCTACGCTACTGGCTACTCTCTGGCTCAGGGCAAACACCGGTGGTATGCAACGGTGAACAACACCGCAGGTGCTGACGCTACTGCTTCCGCGGTAACGCTTAACATGACCTTAGACCCGGTGGGCAACCTTGCGCTTGGTGCGGCAGCGCCTGTCACCGGTGGTGGTGCTGCTAAATGGATAACACTGCCCGGTCTCGGTAACAACTACTCTGGCGGGAACGTGTATACCCTTGATGGAGTTACCAAGGCCCTCCATTACTTCCAAAGCAACTATCTTGTTAGCTACGGTATTGCTGGCGTCGGTATGAAGTTCACCGTGAACAACAATATTGATGTAACGATTGACACGAGCGGCAATCTTGTTCTGCCGAGTGGAGCGGGTATCAGCTTTGCGGCTACAGGCAATGGTAGTGGTTCTGTGAGCAGCGAGATTCTTAGCGACTACGAAGAAGGAACTTGGACTCCAGTTTGGAACGGAGGCGGTACTCTTACAGCAGTCCGCTGCCGGTACACAAAAATTGGCCGCATGGTTACATTGCACGGAACGATGGACTTTGGGACCAATGTAAACGGCGGCACCCTTCAAATTTCTGGCCTACCATACGCATCTAGCGCGAGCGTAGAGGCGACTTCTTCGGTCATGGCTAACTTTGTTGATTTTCCTAGTGGGTACACAATGCTCACCATGTATTGGTACGGCGGGGCCAACTATATTGCAGGCTATTGGTCTGGCCACAACGTTGTTTGGTCGGCTACCACTAATGCACAAGTTGCTAACGCATCACTTATTTTCACCATGACTTACGAAGCTGCGTAAAAGGAAAACCCATGTCTCTCTCAGAAACCAAAGTAACCGACCGAATCGAAGTGCTGGAGAACGGCAGCGTACAAGTGCGCGAAGCCACCCGCATCATGCGTGACGGTGAAGTCATCGCCCAGAACTTTCATCGTTTTGTCGTATCCCCCGGCCAAGATACCACTGGCATGGACGCCAAGGTCATCGCGATCTGCGCTGTTGCCCACACACCAGAAGTCCTTGCTGCATATGAAGCTCAGCAAGCTCAGGCACAATTGGCTGCACAACAAACTCCACAGGAGTAATCCATGAGCCGCGCATCAACACTTGTAAAACTCCCCGTCGGCATGACCGGCGACGCGAGTGGGAATATCGGCATTGGTACGACTTTGACATCAGGAAGAAGGTTGATTGTAAAAGGCTCATCAAATGCTGATGGGTCAATCCTTTTGAAATCAAGTTCAGTTGCTGATGGGTCCGCTGCTGGGTTTTTAATTCAGTCGTTTGGGCCAAGTAACGATGCGTATGTTTGGAATTTTGAAAATCAATCCGTGATTTTTGGAACAAACAATACAGAACGCGCTCGTATTGACGCTAGCGGTAACTTGGGAGTTGGGTCAAATTCCCCAGC